GATTGGTGAGGTTGCGCGCATCCTCGTCACGGCCGGTCACATGCATGCCGTCGACCACCTTGCCGGCGACGATGCGGCGCTGACGTTCGGCATTGATGGCATCGCAAAGCGATTGCTTGGCCGTCGCAGCCTTCTGTTCGGCCGTAATGATCTTCGCAGGATCAGGCGTCCACATCGGCAGGCTCCTCGTCTTCAGGCTCAGGTATTGCCGTAGGCGGCGGATCGAACGGAATGGCAAGCTCACCATCCGGTGGATCGATCAGCGGCGCAGGGAATGCGACAGCCTCCGAAGGGTTCTGACCATGCGGCAGGATCAGCGTCAGGCGTAAATCGCCGTCGATGCGCTCGACAGGTCCGCTGATCCATTCGCAAGGCACTTCGCCCGCCGGGAGGGTCGCACCATCAGGAAGCGAGATGAAGCTGAACAGATCTCCGTTGATCCGGAGCTTGTCGCCATCTTTGATGACGGTCAGCGCGTCATCCCGACGCTGCGGAGAAAGCTTGATGAACATTAGAACCACCTGCCCATGATTGTGACGTATATGGATTTGCTAACACCTGTCCCGAAACCGGAAGCGCCAGCCCACGGAACAATATTGCATGCAGCATTGGCTACGTTCCGGAAGCTGATACCCACTACCGGCGAACTTGAGCCGTGAGACGCAGACGCCGCTGCAACCGGTTGTCCCACAGGGAAGCTGATCGGATAGTTCAGGGTAAGAAACGTCGCCCGCCGCCAGATATTGAAATAGGCGCTATCCCACGCCCCGGCCGTGTCGTCATAGACCATATAACAAATCTGCGTTCCGTCGGCGAAGCGGACATACTCGCCGTTTGCGTTGCTGCCGCGCTCGATGATTGCCCCTGTTGGAATGCCACCGCTCTGCGCAACCGTCCCGACAATTTCGGAGGCAAACCTTCTCCAGGGGGACCACGACGGCCCCGCCGTGCCGAGCCTTCCCCATATCTGCAGGCGCCCGCTGACGTTGTAATAGAGCGTCTGAACATAAAGGTTAGAGAAGGCACGTGCTCGCACCTCCAGTATTCCGACGTACCCAGGCCCAACCCCATCCGGTCCATTGTTCCAATTGTTGGCGATCGTATAGACGCCCGGAACAGTGATCGTGTTGAAGTCACCATCCGCCAAGCCTACATCGGCTGCCGATGGCGCCGGTGCAGGGCCGCCAAAGACTGGGCCAAGCCTGCCGAGAAGGTTTGCCATTGAGGTCGAGGCGAGGATATCTCGGCCCTTCGTGCCTGCACCGAGCGTTGCCATGACAGTGGCCAAGTCGCCATCGTCGAGCAAAGTCCGAGCAAACGGCGTCAAATCCGTGAGCGCCATAGTCCCGGCACCGGTGCCATAGGGAAGCTTGTTTGCCGCCAGCACCAGACCAGCGAATGCCTCGAAATTGCCGTTCCCACCAAGCAGCTCAATCAGCTGACGTGCCTGCGCCGTTACGCGCGAATTGTCGCCCTGATATCGAAGGCGGTAGGCGGCATTGTTGAGGAGGCCACCCTTCCACGGCTGGGCCAGGGTGATCGACGTATTGCTGTTCACCGACAGCACGACGCCGGTTGCGCCATTGGCAAACAGGAGATCGCCCTCGCGGAAATCGGCCGTTAGCCAGGCGGTACCCGCACCGGTAACCGCCGTTCCATCGGCTGCGACCGAGATAGTGCCGGCGGTGTAGTCACTGAGGATCGCCATCCGCACCTCCCTTGGCAAGCTCTTGCTTCAAGGCATCAAGCTCTGATCTCAGCTGGTCGCGCTCGCCGGTCATTTCCGCCAGGAGTTGCGCCAGAGCGAGGTTTCGTTGCTTCAGGAACTCATGCTGAACGCCAAGCTCCCGAAATGCGACCTCAGGACGGATATTCATGGATTTCCTCATGTGGGGATGCCAAGGATGTAGTAGCGAATGCCAATGATGGGATCAGCCGGATAGTCGAACGTCCATCCGGAGGTGTATCGTTCGAATTCAGGATTTCCCTTGAACGTCCAGAACGTCGCCTGATTGCTGGAGACTGTGCAGTAGGTGGAATTGCCCATGTGGTACTGCGTCTGGTTGTCGTAGTTCTCGGTGATCCCCGACATCGGTGGCCGGACAAGGATGCCGTTGGAGCCGTAGTCATGAACGGTCATGTATTTGACGAATGGGAAGACCCCGCCGGTGTTCGGGAAGTTCACAGTGAATGACTGACCGGTGTTTACACTTCCTGGCGGCGTCCTGTTCGGCTGCGGCCCTATCGTCTGGTAGCCTTCCGCGAGCAGTTGCAGAGACGGCCAGCGGCTGTCCAAAATGATGTCTGCAAGGCGTGGAGGATCAGCAGCGCCTGGCCGCAGGAATTGCACCACGTCGTGAGTTCCGTCGTCGAACTGCCTCAGGACTTTGTTAGCTCCACTGCTGGTGGAGAGCTTGTCCTTTGCGAACACGAGATACCTGCAACGGCAGGCAGCAGTCGTGTTGCTGATGTACATCTTGGTTCCCGAGAACCAATATTCGCAGATCAGCGATTCCCCGAATTGGCTCATGGGGAAAACGATCGTGCTCCCGGTATAGAGGACCATGTCGCAGATCGTCGTCGGATCGACAGCATGCCCAAGCTCGACTTCGGTCGTCCCGATAGGAAGGGCAATGTCTCCCGCTTTGATGATTGAAAGAGGTCTACCAGACGAGTCGAAGGCGAGCTGCGTCGGGGTTGCCACCGTCACGTCATAGCCGGGCTTCGCAACGCGGCAGAAGTCCTTGTTGATCTGGATCGATTGTTGCCCCGGGACCGGCGACAAGGGCGCGCCGTTCAGTATCGCAGTGTTGTCCCCGGGAAGCCGCCAGACGACAATCTCTGGCGTGACCTGATTGGCGTTGTTTTCGCCATACATGTTTCCGTAATAGAAGCAGCCATTTCCCATGGCGCCGTAAGGAAAGCCCGGGTCGTCGCCACGGTTTGCCCACCAGGCGGAACGGCCGCGATCCCATGTCGTGTAGTATCCAGGCTCTCGCCCCTGGGGATCTTCACTGCCCTGCCTGCGGCTTCGATACTGCTCGACATAGTGGTTGTCAGCGATCTTCCGCACCTTCATGTCCCAGAGAGGAAGATCGTACATCAGGTCACTCCCGAAAAAGCTATTGCGCAGCGCGACGATCATCGCGTTGCTGGTCGGCACATAGGTCGACTTCTGATAGGTATTGATGTTCGAGCCGGAGGGAACGTAGTAGTTCGCGCCCGTGTAGGGCGTGTTCGTCATCCCGACGAGCTTGATGTCCTTCGACCATTTTGAATTGTAGTAGAACGAGCCGACATTCGTGTCGGGTTCGGTGACTGGATTGATGCTGCCCTTGGTAATTTTGACGCAAGGGACGCCAGAGGAGTCGAGGCCGATCAGTGTTTTTGTCATGAGCTGATCACGATCGTGCCTGCATTCACGTTGATCACCATCTTGCCGTTCGGGCTCTGGATGATGCCAGCATTGACCGTGCCGATATTGGCGACGTTCATGCGGACAGCCGTCCCGTCGACCACGAACGGATTGTTGAGATTGCCGCCGGCCACAACGATGAACTGATCGGCCTCGAAGACCACGCGGCTCAAGCCGCCTGCAAGGGCATCGAGATACATCGCCGCGGCTGCCGTCGCGCCGCCCGAGGTTGCCGACACGCTCAAACCGATACGAGCTTGCGCACCTGACGGCGTCGCCTCGACAGTCGTCCGGAAGCGACCAGAGGCGGAGAACTTGCCGACTGTCACCTCAAGGTCCTGCACCGCATCCGAAGTGGCGGTCAGCTCTCCATCGATCGTAGCGACTTCAGTTTCGAGCGCAGAAACTGCGCTGGCGACGGAAGGCAGGCCAGTCATCGGATCGAAAACTTCCGCCTCCAGTTCAGTGACCGAAAGCGCCAGCGCCTGGTCTGCACTCGACAGAGCCACCAGTTGGCTGTTGACGGTGGCCTGATAGTTGCCGAAGGAGGTCGAAAGCGTCTCGATTCGGCTGGAAAGCGCCGTGTCCGCCGTGATCAGGATATCGACCTGCCTAAGGTAGTCGGCCGTGATGCCGTCCCGCGTGGCGGTGATCTGCTCTCGGATCTGTTGGCGCTCTAGAGCATTGCCGAGATCCTGATCGGAGACCAGAAGATTGATCTCCTCCAGCCGCTCCAAGATTTCGCGACGGCCGGCGCCCAGCCAGTCCTGGTATTCTTTCAGATCGTCGCCGAGGTTCTCCAGACCAATCACCCCCGCATAAGGGGACGTGAAGTTTCCGGTCGGATTATCGGTCAGTACGTAGGGCGTCCAGATCTTGAGCCGATCCGGCACGGTGGTGATTGTAGCTCGCGCCGCGTAAACCTTGCCGGAGACGACGTTCTTGGTTGTGCGATAGACACCGGCCTCAGGTTCTCCGGTCTGGTCCTGAAAGACCTCTGTTTCGCCGTCGATCAGGTATTCGAACCGTACCGCCGTGATCGACGGATCGGCGGGCGGCGTCCAGGTGAATTCAAGGACCGGCACCTGAAACCCGGAAGCGCCAAGGATCAACCCAGCCTCAACATTGAAGTTCTGGACGGTAAACAGCAGCGAAGGATTGATCGGCGGCGTTGGAGGAATGACCACCGGCCCGGGTTCGATATCATCGTCGTCATAGATCGCGGCTGAGGTCTCGCTCAGCTTCAGCGTGACACGGAACTGCTCGTCCAGCACCCATTCCGAGATCATCCAGATGCGACCGCGCCAGGTGATCCACTCACCTTCCTGCACCTTCAAGCCGACGCGGCGGCTTACCGGCAGCGTCGCCGTTCCACCCATGCGGTTCTGACGGTAGCGGATGTAAAGCAGATATTGCGCAATGTCCGGATCGGTCACCTGCAGAAAGTCGTTGCTGGTCTGGCGGGGCCGGCCATCTTCCGAAACGTGGGCATTCACGTAGACCGGTTTCAGGCTGTCGGGGTTCCACATCAGCTCGATCGAGAGGAACTGACCTGAGAGATAGTTATACCGTTCGAATGCAGACTTCCGGTACTGTATCTCCTTCGCGCGATCGGCGGGGATGTCATCCGCCGTGATCTCCATGACCGGGATCTGCGGCGCGCCGGGAATGACGCCGGAAAGACCGCGACGATTGATGCCGTAACCGGCCATCGCATCGTCAAATTCTTTCAGGATCTCCGTATGGTCGTCATCGCCTGTCACCCAAAGCGAGCACTGATAGGTCTTCTTGCCATCGGTCCGCAGCGTGTCGCAGACGTTCATGGCAACGAAATATGTGCCAAGATCCAGCTGACCTAAGCTCTTTCCTTCGCCGATCAGCGTACGACCGGATATCAGGGCCTTGAGCCCCAGCTGATAGTTCAGCCGATGCACGGCCGGGTTCAGCGTGTGGACGTACGTCGACGGATCGTTGATGCGCTGCGGTCCGGAGCCGCCTGCGACCGTGGAATCCTTGCGAGGGTCATATTCCCTCAGGCCGCGCAGCACGAATTCTATATCCGGCTTTCCGTTCCGGAACAGATCGCCATCATAGACCCGCTGAACGATTACATAGCAGAGGCCGGCATTGACGCTCGTGGCCTTCCACGTCTGGCCTAGAGCAGATGTGTCGTCGACAAGCTTCTGATCGACCCCTTGCCCCGGCCGCCCGTCATAGAAACGGAACGACAGGTAATATTGATCCTCATCGTTGGCGAAGCCCTCAACGCCGTAGTGTGCCGCCTCATCGCCGATAGCCGGGAGAACAACCAAATTGTGCTTCTTGCCGAAGAAATAGACATAGGGCTCAAGTCCGTCATTCCAGCCATTGGCGAGAACAAAGACCTCGGCATTGATCTTGTTGCCGCTACCCCACTTGGCGTAGAAAATCCGCTGCCCCTTGGTCTTGCCTGTACCGAAGAGGGCACCAGTTGGAACGTCGCCGCCATACTGCGTCTCGCCTTGAACAGCGGCATATTTCCGCTTCTTCGGCCGGCGCAGATAGCTGATGCCAAGGTTTGCCGCGAAGGCCAGGCCGCTGCTGATGACGGTCGCGGCAAGTGCCGAGCCGGCAAACAGCGCGCCGGCAATGGCAGTGCCAATCGCAGTAAAGATCGCCATTCAGAAATTATCCAATGTGAAATGCTGCGACGACATCGGAAAGGCCGTGATCCTGCCGGCCCTTCGCGGTCTTTGTGGTAAAGCGCGTGCCAACGCAGACGCCGACGTGTTCGGCGCCATCTGCAAGGCGGAGAATGACGAGGTCGCCGAATTGGGCTTCCGCCGCGCCAACTGGCGGCCGGCCGAGCTCGACCGTCCAGAAATTGATCAGGCTCTTGAAGCCGCGCTTGCGCAGAGCGCGCTGCGCACCAGGGAGGGTTTTATAGGCCGCGGCATATTTCTTGGCGAGTTGCGTTCCCTCCAGGGCGTCGACCAAAGCGCAGCCCATCATGAAGCAGTCGGACTGCTTTGGGTCGCCATAGGCATACGGGTTCGCAAGCTCACGCGCGAGCGTGGCCTCGACAACTCGAAATCTGTTCATGATGTCAGCCGGACCTTTGGCCCCATTCTTCGGGGATCGTGGCATTGGTGGCGACGTATTCGAGACCGGTATCGGTCGCGAGATTGTCGAACTGCTGTTCCTTCAGGCTGCGCTTGACGAAGGTCGCGCCGCGGGCCGACCGACCGGGAGGCTGCAGATCGATCGAGAGTGTAAGCGAGCGCTCGGAACCAGACACTGCGCCCTCATTGAAACGCACCTGGTCAATCTCGTAGATCGATGATGCCAGGACGCCGATTACCTCATCCGTATCGGGATCGCCCGCCAGATGCGCGATGATCACCGGGGCATTCTGATAATCGTAGCTCTCGATCTGCGCGACCGCATCATCGGGATTGGTGACCGGAATGTTCGAAAACACGATCGTGCGCGTGCTCACGGCTATACCCACGGCACTCGACATGTTGCCCATCTGCAAAAAACGGTTCGGAAGGTAGGTCAAGCCGTTGTAGGTGTATGGCCGTCCGCCGCGGTGATATCCGACCGTCTTCCCAGGCAGGTCGAAGCGAATAAGGTCGAGGCGCGCAATGCGACCACCGTCAACGAGAGCGGCAACGCCAGGATCAAGAGCCACTGAAAAACACCTCCGTCGCGGAGAAAGATGGCGAGCGGTTTGCCCAGGACTTCTTTCCGTCGTAGCTGCCGGGATCGATCTGCATGGTGCACGACGGCTTTTCGAAATGCACGGTGTTGCCCGTGGTGAAGATGCCCGTATCGAGGCCATACTTGATCGAGAGCGTTACAACGCCCGAGCCGTTTGCTGTTGCGGGTGCCATGATCCTATGAAGCGATCTTTCCCAAAGAGACTTGCGGATCTCGACATAGTCACCAACCGACAGCTTGAACGCCGCAGGAAGGCCAGAGACAACAATCGTACGGCTGTTCGTGATCGACTGAAGAACCGCTTGCCCATTAAATGCGCCTCCCCCTGCCCTGGTGCCCGACAGCGGAAGACCATTATCATGAGCGACAGGCCTCGGGCGGAAAGCGTCGTAGGCGAGGAACGTCTCCCCATCGTCTCCGGCCTGCATCATGAAGGCATCCATGATGCCATACTCTTCGCGCAACAGCGGGCGCGAGGCGTACCGAGCCACCCAATAGGGCGTGCCGAAAGACTGCGCCTCAGTGCGGCGGCCTTCCATCCGGTCCGTATCGCGCGGGCGGACAGGATCAAAGGTGCAATCCACCCAATCGCGGCGACCGCCACCGAAAGTTGGCAGAAGAATGGGATCGGGCATCAGTGAGACTCGCCGTTCTGGTACAGGTTTTCGCGGGCCTTGTTGCTCTCCTGAACAACCGACACGGCAATGTCTTGGCTCTCTGCGCGGATCGTCGGACGGAACATCGGTCCTTCCTCGCCTATAACCCGCAGGACGAGTTCTCGAGGCTGGTCGCTGGGCTGGCTTCGGGTGGAAGCGTTGTTCTGGTTCGCGGCCGGCAAAATGCGATGATTTGGAATTACCTCTTCACCACCCTTGAAGCGAACCAGTTCCGGCCCCTTCTCTCCTACCCATGCAAGACCCGGGCGCGCGGCAGGAGTGCCAGCGGCATAGAGACCCACACCAGGCTTGGACGGGAAGGCTCCACTACCTCCGCCGAACAGCGAACCAAACAGGTTGCCGAGCAGCCCACCTCCTCCGCCGCTACCGGCGTCAGTTACCTTGAACACCGCGTCGAGGACGTCGTTAAGGAGCTTATCCGTGATGCGGTCGAGCACGCCTAATGCGGCATCGCCAAAGCTCTTCCAGACGCTTTCGCCATTCTCAAGGCCGGCGCGGAAATCATCGAGGAACCCACGCGCCGTGTCCTTCGCAAAGTCCATCTGCTCTCGGATGCGCTCGGTTCCGTATTCCAGCGAAGCCATGTGCTCCGCCAAACCGGAAATCTCCGCGCGCTGCGAGGCGGTCAACGTGATGCCTCGAGCTTGGGCCTGATTGAGCATATCCTGCTCGTAACGAAGCTTGAGGGCCGCTTCCTCTGTCAGGCCCAGCGCATCTCTCTCGGCCTGAAGAGAGGCAATCCGACGTTCAGCACCGTTGATGATGTCGTCGTATCTCTCCGCCTCGGTTTTCCCGCCCTTCTTCTTTCCCTTCTCGTCGACGGTCTCCATCCACTTCGCGAGATCCTTCAACTTCTCGGAAGCGGCAGAGGCCCCGCGGCTGATGCCTTCTCCAAACTCGCCGAGGTAGTCTCGGCTAAGCGCATCCTGAACAGCCCTGTTTCGAGCGTCGACTGCACCTCCGAGATCGCCAAAGCCGCCGTCCCAAGGTTTTACTACATCGCCGAGATCTCCAATCGGGTTTATTGCAACGCCCGGTATTTTGTTCATCATCCCGATCATTTCATCGACACCGGCCGCCGCCTGCTTGATCATTTGATTGACACCTCGGATGACGGCATTCACAGCACCTTCAACGGCTTTTCCGATGATGGTGCCGAAGTTGCTCCATACGAACTTGATGTCTTCATACGCGGCGACAAACGAACCGATGACAAGATTGGCCCCTCTCTTGGCGTCGGCGACGACATCACGGCCGAAGATCTGCGCTAGTTCATCTCGGAAGATTACTGCGGCCGCGACGGCTGCGGTGATGCCTGCGATGAAGGCCAGTGCTGGGTTGGCTGCAAGGAAAGCGACAGCAACAGCTCCCAACTGGGCTATAAGACGACCTAGCCAAGCAATAAGCGTGATGACGCCGCCAATGATCGCCGGCGCATATAGCAGAGCCAATGCAGTTGCGGCGGCTACGGCATAGGGAGCGATCTCATCCAAGATCTCAGCTAGCCCTCGGAGCGCTGCACCCGCCAGCTTCCCCCAATTGACCATCTGAATGAGGGCGGCCCCGAGGGTGATTACTGCGATCGTCACGAGGGATACTGGCGAAAGAACCATCGCGAATGCCTGCGCAAGCCCCTGGATCGGCTTGTCCATCGAAGCAAGAACCATCGCCGCTTGCGTGCCCTGCTGGAAGCCGATCGTGAGCGCGGCCATACCGCCTTGAGCGCTGATAATCGTGTCCTGCACCTGGGCGGCCAGATTTGCGATGTTACCGCGGTGACCGGCGACATTGCTGTTTGCGGCGCGGTTCATCATCTCGATTTGGCGGGATGCCGATTGTGCCGCTGTGCCCTCTTTCGCATACGCTGCGGCTGCAGACGCCGCTGCGCCAGTCGCACCACGGTTTGCCGCTGCCAGCCCCTCGGTCGAGGCTTCTGCACGAGCCGCGGCGCCGGCCAGCTTAGTGAGGCCATCGGTCGCCTTATCGGTACCTAGTTCTGTGACTTGGATACCTAGCTGGGCTACGTCTGCCATCAGTTGTCCTTTTCCACGAACGAGCGCTATCGTCCCATCTCCACGAAGGAGGATTCGATGCGAACACTTTTGTTTTTGATGCTCGCTTCTGGTGTGGCCGTAGCCGACACCAAAGCAGCCACCTACCAAGCGGTAGCGGTTAAAATTGCCACAGCCCACACGTGTAGGGATGTTACGGGCGACGCCAATGCGTACGACGCAGCCATTTCAGAGGCCCCGAGCCGATTAAAGGCGGCGGGCTATAGTGATTCGGAAGCACAGGAGAAATTGCAGATCATCGTTTCCGGACTGAAATCAGTAGATACGAAAACAATAACGCCACAGCTCTGCCGCGACATGCTCAATCTGATGAGGTGAAGCATGAGCGATATTTTCATCCAAAGCGCTCATGAAGCTGTATCTTCTCTTAAGTTGCTGCGGTCATCAGCGGTCGAAACTATTGCTGGGATGCTCAGCGACTGCTCTATATTGCACCCTCGGGCGGTAACGACGGCTTACCGGAAGAACGGTGAGCAACTGGGCAAGGAAGATAAGAAAGCGTTGGGGCTTCGGGCGAACGCCTTCTTATCCAAAACCGCAGCAGCCGAACTGTCGGAAGCCGGTCTAAGGCGCCCCCTTGAGGCTCACGAGGTTACCCTCCTCCGCGCTCACTTCAATGCCATGCGCCGCGCCGCAGTCGAGAAGGCCGAGACTATCGATGCTGACTTCTTCGAGTACAGCACGATCTCGAACGACTGCCCGGGTTGCGTTCGCATGAGAGATCAGAAGATGAGCGCTGATGATCTTCGACCGAGCCATCCGCCGGACTGCGAGCGGGAAGCGTGCCCCGTCATGATTGTAGCGAAAGTTGATTTTATAGGTCGTGCTTTAGCGAAATATAAAGCCAGATCTGGCGGCTAACTTTACCGTCCACGCCGACTCGACTTCCGGTTGCCGCCGTGCTTCCTTCCCTTTAGGTGGAGGTGGATATTATGGAATACGTTGTATTATTTGCTGTCGCCGCGCTTGTTGCGTGGATCATGCTCAAGCTTCGCAACTCATCCCTGCAGCATGCACAGATTTCCAAAACGGACGCGACACGCCGCTCGCAATGGGTTTCCTCCGAAAGCGGAAACCCGACCACGACTTATCAGGGCTGGCGGCTGACCGTCTTTGAGAGTGACGGCGGATGGAAGTACTGCATCGCAGACCATAATGACCGTCGCGAGCCGGAGTTTTCAGAACCATACGAGACTAAAGACATTGCAATGGAAGAAGGTCAAAGGCGCATCGATGGAAGGAACCCTCGAAATCAATCGCTTCCAGAAGCCAGACGAGCACTTCGGCGCCAGCGCGAGAAGGAACAGCAATATACCTTCTTGAACGACGAGCCTCAGATCCTCCTTTCGCTCCGATCCGATGCTGAATCTGCTGCGAACGTTACTGAGCTACGCAAGGTGGAGCGGAAGTTAGAGACCCGAAAGAAGTACATCGACCGAGTCATTGATGCTTTAGACGGCGTTGGTACTGACCAAGATCTCCAGAGAGCAAAAACAATCCAGGAGGCCGCCTTGGCTCTGTCCGACCACATCCAGTCGAAGGTCTCCGATCTGAAGGCTAAGCCGCGCTCTCTCGCTCCCTGATGGCTTCCGCTTCCCGATCAATCTCAACGCAATATCGGCAATCCATGGCGCGAAGGACCGCTATTTCCTCCCGCCTGAGGATGTTGCCGGTGATCTGCAGCCAGGCGAGCAGCTCCGAATGCGAGACGGGGTTGGCACCGTTGAAGCCCGACGCCTGCCCTGCCCTGATCTGCCAAAACCAATCCCAGAGCATGCCGCCGGCGTCCGGAATGTCAGGCTCCGGGCTTTCCACCTCGAAAGCCTCGTTCCTTTCGCGGCGGGTCTCACCTTCCTTGTCCTTGATGCTGTCGTACCGGGCTGTGACCGCTACGGCTTCGCAGAGCCTTTCTCCGAGCTCTTCGTAAAATTTGCGCGGTCCTCGCTGGCCGCGCTGACCTGGTCATAGATCCAGCCGGCTTCCGAGACGACTTCACGCGCCAATTCGAATGACAGTTCCGGCTTGGAACCCTTCCAGTTGTGATCGCCCCAATCCCAGGAGGCGATAGAAGCAGCCGCGCGATCGAGGTACTCGGCCTCCACCTTGTCCGTCGTCAGCTTCTTTTTCCGGCTGGAAAGGAACTTGTCGGAATGCTGACGGACTACCTTCTTGACGGCATCACTTTCGGAGGATCGGACCATGAAACGGATGCCGAGCCGTTCCTCGCTCTTGGGGTCGACGAGGTGAAGCTCGAACAGGTCTTCCGAGTTGACGAGTTTGGAAATGTCCATGTGATCCTCTTACGGGGTCAGGTCTACGGGATTGACGCGGATCGGCAGCTGATTGAGGCCGATGGTGTAGCGGGCGAGTTCGAAATCATCGGAGCCGCCGCCTGGGTAGAGCGGGCCGGATACGACGCCGCGGCTGTAGAGGATCGTGTTCGACCAGCCGTCCTGCGGCTTGTCGTTCCGCTCGATCTTGATGGCCATGTTGTTCTGGTTCAGCGGATCGCCGAAGGTGCGGAGGATGACCTGGCCGGCGTCGTCGGCAATATCGGCGACCTCAATCTGCGGGTCACCGGCGTTCGCCGTCCCCTTCTGCTTTTGGGTCACCGCCTCGTCCAGCGTATTATAGCTGTTCATGGTGGAGTCGGCGCCGAAGTCGCCGATGTTGCCGACTTTACCGACCTGGACCCAGGTCAAGCCTTCGAAGGCGGTTTCGGTTAGGTCGCTGTTCTGGGCGGTCGCGCAGACGTAAACCTTGCTGCCCTTTTTCGTGGATTTGTTCGCCATGGGTTAGGTCTCCGGTTCGAAGGCGATGTAGGGGATGGTGACGGGGATGTTCATCCGGTCCTCGTCTTTGAATGGGCTCGATGCCCACGGCTCGCTGCTGATCGTGATCTTCACGCCAGAGACGAATAGGGTTTGGTTCTTGAACCGGTTGACGATCTGACCGACGACGTCGAGCGCGTCGGTCAAACCGTTTCCGATGGGCCACATGACCGACGCCTGGAGAATGCCCCGCCTCGGCTCTGGATCGTCACCGATCGGATAAGGGACCGGTCGATTTGGTAAGAAAGCCAAGGCGAGAAACTTGTCCGGCTTCGGCTGCCCCTGCGCGGGAAACGTGACATTCGGGCCTGCGATTGGCAGAGCTCCAGACATGGTGCGGAGGTGAGTCGACAGCGCGCTGAATATCATTGCGTCCGTTCCCGTCGCCATATACCGTCCACCTATGTCAGAAAAGCCGCCCCTATCGGACCGCGAGGTTCACGAAGCGTTGCACAACGCGTGGATCATGCTTGCCAAGGAAGAAGGCGCTACCGAGTTCGGCAACAACACTCTGAAGGCTGCTCGCCTGTCACTCTTTAGCTTCCAGATGGCTATGATGATGAAGATGGAGGGCACTACAGACCAAATGCCTTCCGAACCGTCTCCGCATTCCGATTAACGTGGACATCCCAATTCTGCACCGCACCACGTACAAAGCCGGCCGGCGCTCTGCCGTTGGCTCCATATTCCTGATGTCCAGCATAAGCAGCCGTGTATCCGAAGAAGAGGTCGTCCTCCAGCGATGATCCGGCGATGATTGCCTCGATCGTGCCGAAGTCGAAACGGTAGGTTCGCCCCTCCGCAGGCTGGGCGTTCGGATTGATGCTTGGCATAGCAGCCGTTGAAGCCATCAAGGATGCCCAGAGAAACCCGGTTTCGAATGGAAGGCGGCCGCCCTCGCTGGCAAGCGTCTGCATCTCCTTGACGACATCGGAGGCGCTTTGATTTCGTACCGCCTCAACAGCCTCGGGAACTTTCTCTGCCCATCCTTCGACCTGCGCCGCGAATGATAGCGTAGCCATCAGGCTGCTCGTGCGCGGTACCGCCGGAGACCGGCGGCTATGTAGTTGATCCGATACTCCAACCGGCACTTGCATCCGATCTTGTGCTTTGCCGGGATGCCCGGAGCATGCGGAAACATCAGCAGCGTCCCGTCCGGGGCCACAAAAGGTTGATCGAGCGGAACCCCTTCAGCCTTATACCTTGAGGCCATCTCGACATGCTGCATCCGGGGATGCTCGGAAGCCGAATGAAGCCAATGCTTGGTCACTTCCGCCGATGTGATCTTGCCTCCTTCGATCTGCTGACGGATCGCATTATCGCGGACTGAAAATAGCGCCGTCCTGGTTTCTTCGAGACCGATGGTTTCGCCGCGGAGCCGCAGGTTATTGTCATTCAGCCGGCCGATGATCTTCCCCACCATCGCGGCATCAACTGGGCGCTCTTCCCGAATAGCCTTCGCCACGGTGCGGTCGAAGCGGCGGTCCCTCGTCTTGAGATCGAGATAAGCTTTCATGCCCTCGAGGTCGCCAGACAGGAGCCTGTCGCGCGCTCGGGTGATGAATTCCACCTGCCGGGAGGTGAGCCCGATGGTGCCGCCTTCCCGACGCCCGGTGATACGGTTCACCCTCCCAACAACGTCAAGCGCCGTCGATGTCGGGTTCCTTCCCTGCGACAGACCAGCCTCAAAGGCTAATCGAAGCGCCTCGCGCTGATCCTCTGTGATGTTCGTTACCAGCGTCGACGACTGCTCCCGAATAAGACGCTCCGCTTCGAGGTTGCGAACGCCAAACTGAAACAGCACTCGAGTGCCATCTGGCGCGACCAAGGACGGCAGGCTCTGCACCATGTTGATCCCGCCAGCGTTGAAAGCCTCCCGCAACGTCATTTCCAGCGCCGCGAAGGCTTCAGGCTCGAATTGCACAGCAGCTACGGCACCAGTGATGTCGCCTCGCTCCAGGCGATCCACGATAGTTTGCAGCACGACGGATGACTTGATTACGTCGATGGCGTCGCGAAAAGCTGCAGCAACGCGGGGCTCATACTGACCAAGCAGCTCCTCGAAAGTCATGGCAATTCTCATGAAAAAGGCCCGCCGAAGCGAGCCTGGGTTTAGGTGGTTTCCGCAAAAAGCTAATCGTGCCGTAGGTGGATCAACGGATAAGGCTTGCCCTGCCCGTCAAGCTTCGAGCGCCCGGTTTCCCGGAAGCCTAGCTTCTTGTAGAATCCGACTGCCGGTGAGTTCTGCTCATTGACGTCAGTAGTCAGGTTCGGGTTCGCCTTGAGGGCGACGTCTACCAAAAAGCGGCCAATGCCTTTCCCGTGGTATGCTGGATCGATGAATAGGGCCTCCATGTGACCTTCATCAACCAACATGAAGCCTAGCACAGTTCCCTGATGATCGACTGCGAGCGTGAGCGGCGCTTCAGCTAAGAAGCGTTCAAGCATCTCGTCGAGTTCAAGACGATCATCCGGCTTTAGAAAATCGTGCGTGGCATCAACGGCCGCGCGCCAAATTGCTAGCACACGCTCGCCATCCTCTGGTGTGGAAACTCGAATGTCGATCATGCGGGCGCCTATAGTCCGCCGGATTTTTATACGCAAGTGTCAAGCGACGCTCCTTCCCTGAACAATGTAGACGACGTTCGTATCGCCGTCGTAGTTGTTCGGGTCGCCGGCGATCACATGGAACGTCTTGCCGCCGGCGGTGATGATGTCGCCGACCGTCGGCTCGATCGCCAGTCCGACCGAGGAAATGTAAATCTGCCGATCTGCCGTCGTGATGTTCGTGCCGTAGATGTACCGCTGGTCATAGGTCATCGGCACGAGCGTGACCGGATGAGCGGTTTCGGTTGGCTCTCCACCTTCGACAGGATCGGGAGGCGTGATGCGCGTTACGGTCCCCTGTTGCCCATATGAGGTGAGCAAGCGATGTGCCGTAGCCTGCAGGCGGGCGTAGATTGGGTTAGGCATTCGCACCTCGCGAGGAACAATGACCGCTAGCTTCGGTTGTGACGTGCAACCACAGGAGATTGCGATGACCGAGAAGAAGCCAGACAACACCAGCGACGATGCTCGCACCAGCAAGGATGCCGACAAGAACCGTGGGGAGCTCGTGAAGAAGGCCGAAAAGGGGATGAAGGACGCTACTGGCGACCTCCCCAAGGGTGATATCTAAACCACCCGTAATCCCGGGCAGGCACGGCATCAACAGCGATCTCCGATAGACCAGATGCCAAGATAAGGCAGGCTGTCATCGCGCAAGAACGGTGCCAGCATTCCGTCGACGATCGATATCAGCGGCGTGATGCCGGATGCCGAACCGTCGGATGATGCCGATCGGTATTCTACTTTGATTTGGCCGACCTGCTCGCTCTTGATCCCGCTCGATGCGGAACCGAACGCTGAAAGGCTTCCTGGTTCGTTCGCCTCCTGCAATGCGGCCTGATACGAGGCGTTGATCACGGCAACCGGGATGACGTCGGACGGGATAAGCTTTCCGCTCACGATCACACCCTCGCGCGGCCACTGGCGCTCCTGAACCGGATCAACTACGGAGCCGAGGAAGCGGGAGCCATACACCGCATCGATATATTGGCTCCCACGATTGCGAAGAACGGCGGACGACGGCGCCCCAACGGGCAACGTATACCCGTTTTCGCTTAGCCAGGCTGCAAAGCCTGCATCGTCGCCATAGCCCGCCATTGATTAGGCTTCCTTCTTGTGAAGGTCGATGAAGGCGCCTTTGTCTTCGTCGTTCATCTCTTCGAAGCCCTCGAGGTCAGCTTTGCGGAAGCTCTTCGTGACTTCCTCGCCGTCCTTGGTGATGACGAACCAACTGCCGCCCTTGTCCTTGACGGCATAGCCGGTCTCAGGCGGAGGCGCCGGATTGGTGACGGCGGTCTTGGTTTCGGTCTTCGTTTCGGTCTTCGTTTCAGACTTAGCCTCGGACTTGCCCCCCGAAAGGATATCGTATCGGCCGGCCCAGCCCTTCGGCTCTTCCTTGACTTCCATTTCGTGGCCGACCGGCATCTCTTCGCCGTTCTTGCCGTAGATGCCGGTGGAGGTCAGACCTGCCGGCGCTTTCAAACGAATCTTCATCGGATCGTTCTCCTGTTGCGATTGGTGAGCCCCGCCCGAAGGCGAGGCGCATCATCAGGTGTTGGTGGAGTAGAAGACGCCGGACTTGCCGTTGTAGTCGGCCCGGATGTCCAGACCCATCGCGCCCATCTTCAGGAACTGGTAGTTCGCCGTTGGATACAGACGCGGGATGGCAGTCGTGTTCACTGCCATGCCGATGATGGGACGGATGAACTCGGCCGACGGAGCAAAGCCGAAGAACTCGTTGCCCGAGAGCTTGAATGTCACTTCGATCTTGTTGATGCGGCGGTTCGTCAGCAGGTACTGCAGCAGGGTGCCGCCCTTGAACCCGTTGGCGCCGGAGTACGACCGATCGAGGTTTCTCCCGATCTCCGGCGACACGTAGATGTTCACCTTGCCGGTGATCAGGTTCGCGTCGAGCATCGCACCAAGCGTTTGGGTAAAGAACGTATCGATCGCATCGGACGTCGTAGCCGGCGAGGTGAGATCGATGTTCGCACCAGAAGCACCGATGTTGATGGTCTTCGCGAGCGGGTTGCTGCGAATGCCAGTGCCGGTATAGCCCTGGAAGACGATGGAGGAATCGCCGTTGAGGACATAATCCGCCTGATCCTTGCGGATCTTGGCGTTTGCGGCTTCCTCGTCGTCAGCCAGAGCATCGAAGTTCTCGGACTGCAGAGTATTCCACTCGCGCCATTCGCGGCCATAGCCGTCCTGGAAGATCGGAATGGGCGTGCCACGATACGCATAGACGACCTTATCCATCGGAACCGGCGTCTGGCCCGACATGGACCGGATGACCGGGTTCGAGGAGTCGGACGCCACGCGGGTCATGCTGACGAGCTTGCCGATGTTGATCGGGCGAGCGAGCGCCATCAGGTCGCGCATGTAGACCTCACCCTCGTCATCGCGAAGGACGCGGCGGGTGATGCTGTCGATGTCGATCCATGCATCGCGAGGAAGGACAGCGGCGGCGTTGGCCAAGGAAGCCATTTGCTCTTCCACCTGATGGAAGTGCTCACGGTTCATGGATACGTCTTCCCACCATTCAGCATGCGGTCGGGAGTTGGCGACGAGCTGTTCGTCAAAGTAGCGCATCTGGTTTCCCCCTTACGCCGCTGCAAGCTGGTTACGAGCAACGCGGGCTCGCACAAGCTGGTCCGAACCGGACGTGTTGTTGTAGGCCTCCTCGGCGATCATGATCACTCTCTGACCAGTGGTCGCGAGAACGAACTTGCCGGCGGCGGAGGTGGTGAGCTGCGAGCCCCGGGCGACGTTGGTGCCGGTCGGGACGCGAACATTGAAAAACTGCTCGTCGAGCATTTCCATGCCAATGATGCGGTCATTGGCCGGCCAAGCGTCATCAACGCCCTTCATCGCCAGGTAGTTGTCCTGGGCGATGTAGACCTTGGTCAGGGCGTTGGCACCGGCCTGAGCGAAGCTCGAACCGGATTCCACCAGTGCGGTGCCTGGCAGGATCGTCGCAGCGCAGGGGCGCTCCTGGACCTGCGGAAGGGTCTCAGAGACCGGGCCCGCGAAGATCTTGTTATAACGAGCCATGGATTACTTCTCCTCTGCCTTGGGCAGCTTGAAACCACCCTCGTTGCTTTTCGGGCGGAAGCCGCCGGAATTGAGAGGCGCGGCCTTTCCCGGCTCAGCTTTCGGGGCGAGAGCACGCAGAGAGTTCAGCGGGGTCTCTTTGGCAGTTGCCTCGTCGAGCAAGTTCGCCTTGACGACCTTGGCCACCAGATCTGCATGCTCGGCGTCGTCCTTGGCCTTCTGGTTGGCAACCAGGGTGGCATGAGCGTCCGTGAGCGGCTTGACGGCCGCATTCACGGCTGCGGTTACGGCGTCAGCGATGGTCTTGTTCATCGCCTCGCTCGGCTTCGCTTCCGAGAGGGCGTCAACCTTCGCGGAAAGCGCCTTGAGCTGTTCTTCAACAGTCATGTCGAGTTCCTTTGTGTTCGTGGAGGGTTCCCGCTCGGAAAAGCCAAGGGCTTCCAATATCGCGGCTTTCATTTTCTCCCAGGTGCCGACCGATTCCCGGCGCTTGAGAGCTTCGACGAGGCGGGAGCCCGCCCAATCGATCTCGCGGTCGATGTCCTCAGTGAGTGAGGAGTTGATGACCTTGATTTCTTCCTGCTCGCCTTTGGCGTTGACCAGCATGCCGACGCCCTGCTTGGGCGTTGCTGCGCCTTCCTCGTCGAGGAGGATGGCGTCGTGGTCGAACTCGATGTTGCGAGCGATGTGCTTGTAAGGAACGTCGCCGTTGGCAGCTTCCAGATTGCAGAGGAGCCCGGTCGAGGTGTGGATAGGTTCGCCCTTCTCGATGGCGGCCAGGACAGCCCTGCCACCTTCGGATTGATTGGCGCGCTCGACGTCGATCACCTTATCGAGGAAGACGCGGCCCTTCTCGCGGCGCAAGTTTTCGTTCCATGCGCCGATCCAGCCGATGTTGATGCCTTCAGGATCGCGAGCGGAAACGAACTTGCCATTGATGGTCGGGTGACCGAGGGGCGCCGGCGTCCGGTTGAGGGTTATGTAGCCCTTTTCGATCTCGTCGGCCGGATACATGATGTCGTTCATCACGACGTTATCCGGCAGGGTAGCGCTCGGAACGATGACCACATCCCGTCCGTTTCGCTTTTCCTTTCGGACAGCCTTGACGTTCGCCAGTGTCCTGACGTTCACACGCACCTGGGGCATGATTGATCAATCCTCTTGGGTCGGCGGCGTTTTGCCTGCGGCGGCGCCCTGCTCTTCTTCGCTCACGTCGTCGCGGTACTTGTCCGCATCGCTAAGCGGCTCGTAGCCGACGGCCGCGCGGATCTCGTCGTCAGTGAAGACGTAGAGGGTGTTGCCCATCTTCTGATTGGTGTCGGCCATCTTGTTGGCGCGCTCGATCTTCTCGGACATCGAGGCTTCGGTCAGGTCAGCCCAATCGAGATACCAGTCCATTTTCGGCAGGATGCCGACTCGTTCCAGCCGCTTCACAAACGACATGATGTTCGGGATCGTCTGGTTTGCGCGGCGCGACATGTTCGTCTGCGCCCATTCGTCGGCGTCTTCCTGGCTTGCCCGCTCGCCTGTCTGCATCCCGACGAGGATTTTTACCGGCATGTTGATCGATGCGGCGAAGTCCTGCAGGGCGACGGCAAAGAAGTGCTCGGGCGACGGAAGCGTGACGGGCAGAGGCTTTGCCGTCATCCCCATCAGCATGAGAAGCTGGTCGAAGCCGGCGTTATAGTCGGCGACCTGGTCGTTCATCTTGTCGGCCAGGTCTTCGATCTTGATCCCCATGGCCGTGGCCATCTTCTTGGGATCTGCTTCCTTATCCATCTCAAGGACCGGTGCAGACTTGGCGTTTTTCCAGAAGCCTTCGCCGCCGGCGCCCCTCACCTTCTCCAGGTCGACGAGGGAGTTATAACCGGGCTCAAGAGCCGACGTGCAGTTCACGGTTCCGTCGCGCGACCAGATGATGACCCGGTCGGGATGGATCCTGATGCTCCGTGGCTGCTTTGCGTCCCCTACCGCAGATTCGTTGAACTGGAACATCGTCGGTTCGCCGTAGGTCTCGGACGTTTGGTCCGTATCCCACTCGCTCACCTGCAACTGCCCTTCCCATGCAGGGATTACTTCGATCAGGCCGTCGAGACCGCCATTCACGCGGTCAACTGGCTGATCAAATCGTTTGCTGTCGGCGAAACGGAGGATGACACCAGCGTACCGACCGACCATCGACATGCGGTCTGCTTCGGAAAGCCGCGCCCAGAGGCGAAGATCGTCGAAACGCTGGCGGATCTCGGCTTCGAGCGTCGTTTCCTCGTCTTCGCCGGTTTGCGACCCGTCGCGCTCCTGCTCGAGCAAGAACGGATTGTCCTGCCAGGTCTTGCCGACGGTCTTGTTGACGCCAGCGGCGGCAATGCCGTTCCGCATGTACATCCGGTGAAGCTGCTCGAACGTCAGGATGTCCGGATAGCCGAAATCCTTGAAGTGATCGTGCTTCGTGGATGCGCCCGCAAAGATGCCACCGAAGATGGTATTGATGCTGCGATAGGCTCGGTTCCCGACGAAGCGGACAACGTTGTTCATCGGTGTTTCTTCCTCAGGAACATCGCCACGGTTGGGCCTACGTCGATATTGACGTTGTCGGCCGCGATGACCGCATCAGCGAGGTTGTGCGACTTGACGCCCAAGTCCTTCTTGAGCTTCAGTTTCGGGACGACGCGCTTCTTGCCTTCAGTCTCAACCCACCACGGCACGCAAAGCTCAGTGAAGAGAGCCTCGAGCTTTTCCTTGCCCATCTCCGACGAGAACGAGAGCACGTCCTCAGGCTTGATCGACTGGCCTCGCGTCACAGCATTGAACGTGAGCATCGCCTTGCGGGCCGTGTTGGCCCAGGCCTGCGCCTTCAGGTTCAGATACTCGTCCTTGTTCAGCGGGCTGTTGTCGTTCAGCGCATCGCTCGGCTTGTCAGGATCCATGACCCCGCCGCCGGCATGGAATGCGAAGTGCTCGACGCTGGCGTCGTTCTCCTGGTTCTGCTCGTCGATGTAGCCGCCGACAAACGCACCCACGCCGATCGTGTCGTAAGAGACCGTCGCGCCGGCGTTCTTCGCCTTCGCCCATACCCGCTTGGCATTCTGGACGAGCTGATCCTTCCCCGATGACCAGTCTTCAGCATCAGTGAAGACGCCGTCGATCTTGTCGGCTGTCGCGCTCTTGTCCTCGCCGTCGTCGGCTGGGTCGAAACCGATGATGTTCCGGCCGGTCAGCTCGATCTTCAGGACCTTGTGAGCATCCACACAGGCTTCGAGCCAGCGGCGCTTGAAGATCGATAGCTCACTGTCTCCGAGGGGAACGCCGCCGTAGATGTGTTCGAACATCTCCGGGTCGCGCTCTTGCATCGCTGCTATGTCGCGCTTCGCCTTCTCGGAAAGGAACGGGTTCTCCGTATAATTGATCTGATGCACCACACAGTGAGGTGGCGTGTTGATGACGAAGTTCTTCCAGACGTAGTCGGTGACGAACTTCGGATTGAACAGCAGGATCGCGAGACTGTCTTCCTTGCGGATCGTCGGCGCGATGACTGACCACTGCTCCTCGGTAAGCTTCTCCGCCTCTTCCACCCAGAGGATGTCGATATCGGACGTGCCCTTGATTTCCTCAAGGTTGCGCTCGATGCCGTAGAATATGAACTCCGAGCCCGACGCGATGTGGATGATCGTCGTCTTCTGGACGTCGAAAGCGCCCTTTAGCCCGAGATGGTCAATCGCCCACTTCAGCTCGGTGTAGACCGATTCCTGAATTCGGTTCTGGAACCGACGGATGCATAGAACACGCATCTTCACGGACAAATGGTCGATCAAGCGAACCAATTGGCACGCCGTATCGCGCGTCTTGGAGCTGGACCGCCCTCCATGAAGGACCGCGATATCAGCTTTGCCGAGGAACACTTTCTCCCAGAAGCCGAATAACGCAGGGTTGGTCAGCGAGACGTGCGCATTCACTCCTTACCCTCGTCCCTTAGAACCTCCCGCCAGGTTCGCGTTTCGGTCTTGATTGCTCCACCTCCTGGGCCGGAGATTTCTCGCTTGTTGGTGTAAGCGTTGCCTACTTCCTCAGCCGCCTGCTTCAGCAGCGAAGATGCCAACACCATGTTTCCTTGGTTCTCTGCCTTGTCGGCCATGCGCTGGAGAGCACGCAATCTCACCGCCCGGTGACTGATGGCTATCGATGCGGTGTCCTCAAGAAAGGTCTTGCGCGTCTCCTCGAAGATGGCTTTCCATCGATCGGCGAGGTTCTTGCCGGCTTTCTTCGTCGGGTCATATGCCTCGATCGATTGCGGCGTCAGCGTGACCGAATATTCCTTCCTGAGTGCGGCAGCTACGACAGTCGGGGAATCGAAGCATGCGAGCGATTGCACAACAAAGGTTTGTTGCTCGCGAGTGAGTTTCGCTTTTGCCATCGAACTATCAGGATGCCTTCAGGTTTAGGCGACACGCAACTGACACGTCCCGCATACATGACCGATGCTCGCCCGGGAGATTTCCGGAGGCCTGTTTGCTGCATCGACCAGTGCACGAACATTGGCAGCATCAGCCCCATAGCGACGTACAACACCGATGAACTCTTCCACGTCATGCCCACGCATTGCGAAGGCTGGCCTTCCGTCCTTCCGGAACTTCGGACCGAATGGTCCTTGCTCTTGCCCTGCATGATAAAGCTCATGCTCGACCAGGGCGCAGAACTCTGTGTCCGAACATACAGATGCATAATGAGCATCGAAGGTCAGGAGGAAGTCCGGCACGTCACCGAACCATGTCTGCAACTGAAGCTCGATGCGAGCGCGCGACCATTTGCCAGCTGGAGGCAATCCCATTTCGCATTGGCCGATTACCCGGCGGCCGTGGCGACCATTCGGGGCGTTCGTCCAGAGTGCGCCGATCGAGGCGAACCGGAGATGAGCATGATCCTCGTTCAGGAGGTCGGCTGTCTCGTCGATGAAGGTGGATCGAGCCCACTCTACCAGATCGAGCGCGGGCTCAAACCGGATGCTGGTGTCTTCGAGCATATCTTCCGTGGGGACGGGCCGTTGCGAAAATGTAGACTGCATGTCACAGTACCTTTGCCCCTGGGCCCCCGATGGAACCGGCTGCTAGTCACACCGACCCTCCTAGGGCCACCCTCAGGGCCCGGCCTGAAAGGCTGTAGCCGTCGCTTTGGGCAGGGCCCAACTCGACCAAGCGAACCTGGACAGGAGACTACCGGGACCTACTGAATGCGAACTGCAGTCGCGGAAGGTAGACCGATGCCCCTGCGAACGGCGGGAAAACCGTTCCGGCAGGCATGCTTCACGAAACCTTTTGGTTCCGTGCGCACGGGATCGAGGGCTTTACCTATGTGGAAAAGAACCACGATCCGCGTCAACATCACGCTCAATCTCGCCCCGTGCCTATTCGGCATCGCGGCGATTTTGAAAGTCCTGCTTTGATGCATGGCGTCGGCCTTCGGGTCGGCGCCTTTCCTTTTTGATTTTCCGGCTCCTCAGATCGAGCCCGACGAAGTCTAGGCCGCCTTCTCGAAGGTCAGCGAATAGACGCCGCCGATCTCGAACTGCTCGATGGCTGCCGGGTTCGTGATGGTGATGGAAAGCTCGCCAGTCGGCGTCCACTTCGACCAGTCGCCATTGCCTTCCGGCAGGCCTTGTAGATAGGTACCGAACGCGGCAGCCATCTTGATCTCGACGTTCACGGCGTCCGCCTGGTTGGTAGCGCGGTGATTGATCTCTTTCACGTAGAACATTGCCTGTACGCTCATGCGTCTTCTCCTTTGTTGGTCCGGTACCGCCGGACGCGGATATGAAAAACCCGCCACCGGGTGGTGACGGGCTGATGGGCTCTTGTTGCAAAGCTTGATGGCTTGCTTGTTACTTTTTGGTGGATCGGCTTGATTTACCGCCGCCGCCGGTCGTCTTTGCATCATTGCCTTGGCCATGAAGGGTTCCGCCGAGGTGACCCCCGCCACTCGTGAGCGTAACCTGTCGTTCAGCGCGTTTAATCTGGAACGCGGCATCTGTCTTTTTCATGAGAGACTTTCAGTTGGGAATGAAAAGACCGGGTGCAAATCTGCACCGGCTCTCCTCATCGCCGCTTCGAAGCCCAAAGCCAGTACATCCGTGGTCAAAGGTCTGAAGCGGCGGCGGCAATTGCGAGCACCAAATGGTTCAGCGCTCATCAGCAATGCCGATAGCGAGTATATGGGAAGGGACAGCCTCAGAAACAATAGCGTTGGCAGTCCTACCACGGGTCCCCACGGCTGGTGTTGGTTGCAGGCTCCGGAGTTCGGCTTACCGTTTGCTCTGCCTGCGTAAAGAGGTGGGCCGCAGGGT